GACCTCCGCCACCGCCGGCACCGCCGCCACCTCCACCGAGACCTGAGCCTCCTGGATTTCCGTAACCTGTTCCACCACCTGATGGACCTTGTGTTCCTGATCCACCACCTTGACGAGCACCTCCGCCACCAGAACCTCCTGATCTTGGACCTTGATCCCAACTAGCACCACCACCGCCACCTTGAGCAGTTATGTTACCAAATGTTGAGTTTGATCCTGGTTCTCCTGGATTACCTCTTCCAGTTCCTTGTGGACCACCGCCTCCAACATTACCACCTACGTTTCCACCTGGTGATACAGGATAACTTGAGTGAGTTACCATACCTCCGGCACCTCCGCCTCCACCGATAGTAGTTCCACCACCACCGCCTCCTGCAACTACAAGAGCTCTTACAGCTGTAAGACCTGATGGTACTGAAAATGTAAAACCACCACTTGTAAAGGTGTTGACAACTGGAGCTTGAACAACAATGTTGAATGATCTATCTGATGTATTTGTTCCGTCTGAAACACGAATTGTAAATGTTGAAGTAGTATTACTACCAACTGCTGAAAGGTTACCTGATATTGTACCATTAGACGCCAATGAAGCACCTGAAGGAAGAGAACCTGATTGTAAAGTGAAAGTTAGACCATCTCCATCTGGATCAGAAGCTGAAACAGTTGTTGAAAATCCTGATCTAGCGCCGTCAGCAACAGTAGCGATAGTACCCGATGCTGTTGTAAAAGCAGGCGTAGCGTTAAAATTAATTTGGTTATCTAATTGTGCAAGTAAACCGGATTGTTTAACAACTTTTACATCGTAAGGTTCACCTGTATTATTAAAATTTGATCTGGCTACTGTAGCAGTTAATTGTGTATCACTATCAAGTGTTACTGTGCTAGCGTTAAAAGTTGAGGCATCACTACCTATAAATGTAACTGTCATACCAGATAGATAGTTAGTACCTGTAATTACGATATCAACGTTTGTTGATCCTGATTCAGCAACGTTTGTAGGAGAAACGGATGAAATTGTAGGATCGGTATCTAATAAAACCCATGCGTTACCGTCATAGTATTCTAAAACACCAACTGTGCTATTATATCTAACTTTAGCAGTACCATCAACTCTTTGAGCTGTAGTACCCGAAGGAACAGTTATTGAATCTGTTCCTGTAAAAACTCTGTTTTTTCCTGTAAAATCTCTAAGATCACTCATTAATATTTTCTCCTACTTAATCTATTTATAGTCCTGAAATTGTTAAAGCATTACTTAATTGTGCTGTTTTTCCAATTGGTTTATTAACTTTTACGTCAAAAGGACTAGTTAAACCACTAAATCCTGATTGTGCTACAACTGCTGTCAATTGTGTTGCGCTATTAAATGTTACTGTATCTGCTGATACTGAATTACTGCCTGTATCAATAAATGAAACTGTCATTCCTGAAGAAAAACCTGTTCCTGTTATTGTAATTGTAAAATTTCCTGATCCAGTATATGACACCGATGTTGGTGAAATACTATCCACACCATGTTGAAATGAACCAAATGGAATAAAACCTGATCCTGTACCACACTCAGGTACTTTTGTTGTTGAATTAAATCTAAGTTTACCAGCTCCTGAAACTCTTTGAGCTGTTGTTCCTGATGGTATTGTTATTGAATCTGTTCCTGTAAATATTGAATTCTTCCTTGCAAAATCGTTTAAATTAGACATTAGAAGTTCTCCGATAGTTTCCAACCGTAAGTTGAACCTGTATAAACTAATTCAACTGAAGCGTTTTCAATATTGATTACCAAATCCTCTGAAAGACCCATAATTTTATGTCCGTTTTGTGCAAAGGTTAAATTATTTGTATCAAATGTACCTGCTAAATCTAAAGCTTTTACTATATCACCTACAGCAGGACTTGTAGGAACATTTACTGTAACAGCAGCTGAAGATGTATCTACAAAAAGTCTGTCGTTATTATTTGGTGTATATGGAGAATCTGTATTGTCTATAGATGTCCAAGGATTACCTGAACCGCCAATACCAGCCCATACACTTCCATTATAACCTTCCCAAGTTGTTAGTGATGTATTAAATCTTATTACACCTTGACCTGGTGAACCTGCTCTTTGAGCAGTAGTACCTCTTGGTAATGGTAGTTCGCCTGTGCTACTATCAAAATCTGTTTTAGCAACTGTAACAGCGTCTGTAGCTACTTTATCTACACTAACTGCACTATCACTTATAGAATTAGTTTTTACTTTACTTAATGCCATATTTGTTCCTTAGTAATATTTATACGATTACTCATCACTATCTGTAGTATTATTATATTTTTTAGAGTCATCAAATTGTTGTATGGTGGTTGTAAAACCAAAGTCATCGTCAGCGTCAGCGCTTGTAGGACTAGGTACAACTATAATTCTCTCTTCTCTCTTACTTGTACTATCTGTATCTGTATATAGATCGGACTGAGTTTGTTTAATAACTTTCTGAGTACCAGCAGGACCAAATAAGTAAGTTTTTGCTGTAAAATTTAATGTGTAAATAACAGCTCTTCTTCGTGTAAAACTGCCATCATAAGAATCATCAAAAGCAACATTATTTAAAATAATAGGTACATCTCTTTTAATATTCATTTCAGGTATTTGATTTATAGTTACTGTATAGTCTGGTTGAAAGTATGGTAATATTTGTTCTACTATTTGTAATCCACTTTCAGCAGTTGCCGTAAATATATGTAAAGAGTATGACATATTGTATGGAACTGGTGTATAATTAAAATTTAATATCTTACCATCAGTACTTGATTTAACTGTTTTAAATTTTTGTATTCTTGTCAACTTTCTACTACCATCATAAGTTATACCTGTAATTTCAAATGACATACGAGGTAAAGTAATTGCCATTTCTCTTTCGTCTAAACTTGCTTGTTCATCTAATCTTACTAAAAATTTTTCTTTAGGTGCATATGCTAAAGGTACTTTAATAGATTGAATAACACTACCACTACTATTCTTTTTTTTGATTTGTATGTTATTAAAGATTTGACCAAACGCAACGGTCATCTTTCTCATACCTTCGTTATAAAAATAATTACCAAACATTAAATAATACCTCCATCAACATCACCAAAAGGATTTCTTTCTGTGAAGTCTAAAATATCATCAGCAGTAGAAGCTGTATCAAAACCTGCCTCTGTATCTAAATCAATATTATCAGCATACGGTGATTGTGTTTGTAAATCATATGTTTCTAATAACATATAGTTTACATCACCACTTGCACTATCATTTTCTAATACGATTGAACCTGTTTCAGCTTCAAGTGTAACTTGATGAGCTAATTGATCTAAACTGTATTGATCTTCAGCAGTATCAATATCTGTAACACCTGTATTAAGTTGTTCAGATGAATACTCCCAACGAGTACATCTTAATTTGTAAACCGGTAATTGACCTAATTGAAAGAAAGGTTCCTGATCTTCAACAAATTGTATTTCAAAAAAACTATTCATTAAAGGCATATAAATTATATCACCCTCATTTGGTCTTCCTTCTTTTATTAATGTATGCTGTGAGTCAACTTGATCTTGCCATCTTCTTTTTGAAACCATAAAGGTTGTGTCTTCTCTGATTTCTAATCCAAATTTATTAATTAATTCTTGGTCTCCTGCAAAACCCTCAGTAGTTTCCATATACATTTCAATTAGATACGAGTCATCAAATTTAGAAGACATATCTTCTCCTAAAATTAAATCTTGGTTAACTAATGTTCTTGGTAAATAGTAAACGTCTTTGCCATAAATCTTTAGGCCTTCGACAATTAAATCTTCGTGTAATCTTTTTTCGGCTGTGTTGCCTATACCGTTTCCACTTTGAAAGTAATGATTGACCGGCATGGCATTATCCTATCATCATTGCTGGGTTTAACTCGAATGTTGATCTGATTTCTGTTTCTAATTTTTCTATATCCTGTAATGCTTGGGAATATATTTCCTGACCATTTAATGATACACCACCTAACATAGCAACACCATTAAATTTAGATAAGTTAGCGCCCCATTGTTTTTTAAATAAAGCAACTGTATATCTTTTTAAATATATGTCATTAAATACGTCTGTAAAAACTGTGGGGTCTAATTTTCTATAAGCTTCTATAACAATATATTCGTCTGTTGCTAAATCGTTAGTCCAATCCATATCAATGTATAGTCTATTTTCATGTTGATTAAATCTAATAGGTTTTTCACCTACTAATATGTGGTCTAAAAAATCTAAATGTCTTAATACCACATCGTAATTTATAATTGATGTAGATGAAAAGTCATATAGATCGTTTAATCTTAATTGATATCTTACATCAAATAAGTTTAGATTACCTTTGTTGGAAAAGGGAAATATGTTTATAACTGAAACTATAGATTCTGGTGTAACCAAGTAATTATTATCTTCATACCAAGTTGTCGATACACTATCCTGTGTAGCTGTTTCCGATTCTGGATTTTTGGCAGATAAACGAGTCTTATCAGCAGATGTTAATTTATATTTTAGATAACATCTTTTGATACCGTCATAATGGTATTGAGAGAAGAATTGTAAAGCCTCATCAATCCTATCTTCTAATTGACTATCATCGGCATTTATTTCAATGACAGGCTTTCCTAATGCTCTCAAAGCATATTGTTTTAATGTTTCTCTGGTACTTGGTGTTGCCATTTTTTACCTTTTAAGTTATTCAGTAATATTTATAATATAACAGGTAACTATTAGATGTTTTCAGTCAACAACCAACCTTGTGTAGTGTCAACGTAAACTAAACCTATTGACGCTCTTTCAGTTGAAACTGTCATATCCGCAGCTGATCCCATAATATTTTTACCATTTCTAGCAACTGTGATATTGTTTGTATCTGCTGTTCCAGCATAATCAACAATACGAACTTCATCTCCTATACTTGGAGAACTAGGTAGAGTAACAGTTATTGCAGCTGATGTAGTATTTACAAAATAACCCTCACCAGCAACTGCTGTGAAAGCAGATGTTTTAACTGCTTGCCAATCAGTACCTGCTGATATAGTAGCACTACCACCTAATGAAACGGAAGATCCGTTAATAGTAATAGATGAGTTAGTTAGTGAACTATTGCCAATATTTGATAATGTGTTACTTGAACCACTTATTGTTTTATTCGTTAATGTTTGAGTGCTTGTTAATAATGCGATAGCACTTGTATTAGATAAATCAGTTGAAGCGATTGTGATATTGCCTGTACCATCAAAACTTTTACCAGCAATTGTTCTTGCTGTTTCTAATGCTGTTGCTGTAGCTGCATTTCCTGATGTGTCTTGGTTACCTGAAGTATTAACACCTGGTAAGTTAATGTTAGCAGAACCATTAAATGAAACACCACCTATTGTTCTAGCTGTAGCAAGAGTTGTTGCTGTGTCAGCGTTACCAGTAACATCACCAGTAATATTACCTGTGAATGTACCAGCGATTGCACCAGTACCTGTGATTGTAGGACTAGTTAAAGTTTTGTTTGTAAGTGTTTGTGTAGAAGTTAATAATACAATAGCACTTGTGTTAGATAAATCTGTACTTGCAATTGTTATATTAGCACTACCATCAAATGATTGACCAGCAATTGTTCTAGCAGTTGCAAGTGTAGTCGCTGTATCAGCGTTACCTGTTACATCACCAGTAATATTACCAGTAAATGTTCCTGCAATTGCACCAGTACCTGTAATTGTAGGACTAGTTAATGTCTTATTAGTTAATGTTTGAGTACTTGTTAATAATACAATATCACTTGTATTAGATAAGTCAGTTGAAGCGATAGTAATATTAGCACTACCATCAAATGATTGTCCTGCAATTGTTCTAGCAGTTGCTAAAGTAGTTGCTGTGTCAGCGTTTCCTGTTACATCACCTGTTATGTTACCCTCAACGTTTGCAACTAATGTTCCTGTTGTTATTGTTAAATTTCCTGTGCTTGAAGCAGTCGCTGTTGTAGTACCTACTGTAAATTTATCTGCACTTTCGTCCCATGCTATAATAGCGTTATCGCCTGTAGAACCTCTTTCAATTAAAATACCAGTATCGTTAGCGTTTGAACCTGCGCCTGAGTTTAATTCTATTAAATTATCTGTAATAGTTGTATTTGTTGATGAAACTGTTGTAGTTGCACCGTTAACTGTAAGATTACCACTTAATGTTAAGTTAGCAAATGAAACATTGTCACTAGTTGATAGTGATTGGTTTGTATCGGATAAATCTGTAGCAGCTATTGTAATATTAGCAGAACCATCGAATGATTGACCAGCAATTGTTCTAGCAGTTGCTAATGTTGTTGCTGTATCAGCATTACCTGTAACATCACCAGTAATATTACCAGTAAATGTACCAGCGATTGCGCCTGTACCTGTAATAGTAGGTGACGTTAATGTTTTATTAGTTAAAGTTTGTGTAGAAGTTAATAATACAACATCACTTGTGTTTGATAAATCTGTTGAAGCGATAGTTATGTTTGCTGAACCATCGAAACTTTGACCAGCAATTGTTCTTGCTGTAGCAAGAGTTGTTGCCGTATCGGCATTACCTGTTACATCTCCAGTAATGTCACCAGTAAATGTACCAGCGATTGCACCAGTACCTGTAATGGTAGGACTTGTTAATGTTTTGTTTGTAAGTGTTTGTGTACCTGTTAGTGTAGTAACAGTACTATCAATATTCAATGTAATGGTATCAGTTGTCGCTGTTGACGATAATCCAGTACCACCTGCAATTGTAAATGTATCTGTACCGACTGTAATTGTATCTGTGCCTGAATCACCAGCAATTGACATATCAGACGATATAGCTGTTGTACTTGCAGCTGTTAATCTACCTTGTTGGTCTACTGTAAATGTAGGAATAGCAGTTGACGAACCATAAGAACCTGGTGTAACAGCTGTGTCATTTAAATCTATTGATACTGTATCTCCGGTTATTGCTGTTGTGATACCTGTATCACCAGCAATTTTTAGTGTGTCTGTTAAAAGTGAAATAGTTGCACTTGTTGAACTGTCATCAACTATTGTTAAATCTGTAGCAACGTTAGCTGTACCTGCAGCCGTTAATCGTCCTTGTGCATCAACTGTAAAAGTTGGTATTGCTGTAGCAGAACCATAAGAACCTGCTGAAACAGCTGTGTTGTCTAATGTTACTGTTACAGTATTTCCAGAACCTGAAGTAGTAATAGCAGTTCCACCAGCAATAGTAAATGTTTCACTATCTAAATCAATTGATAATGCACCACCAGAGTCACCTTGGAAGTCTAAATCAGAAGCTGTAACTTGAGCGTCAACATATGCCTTAATTGATTGTTGAGTTGCAAGTTGTGTATTAGAATTAGAAGTCATATCGTCTTCATCTAATACGGCAGTTCCAGAAACTCCTGTATTTAATACAGCACTTGTTAAAGTTTTATTAGTTAAAGTTTCAGAACCTGTTAATGAAACAAAACTATCACTTTGTAATGCTGAATTAAATTCACTTAATGAACCTGTTAGAGTATTATTTCCTAAATCAATAGACTTATTTGTTAAAGTATCTGTAGTGTCTTTTAATACGATAGTACCTGTCGCATTTGGTAACGTAATTGTTCTATCAGCTGTAGGGTCTGTAACTGTTAAAATAGTTTCAAAATCATCAGAGGTACTACCTTCAAATCTAAAAGCATTTTGTACATCAATAGTACTAGCATTAATTGTAGTCGTTGAACCTTGTACTGTTAAATTACCAGTTATTGTTGCGTTACCACCTACTGATAATGCACCTGAAATATCAACACCTTCATTAATTTGAATTTGTGTTGAATCGGATGTTGAAATCGATGTTCCTGAAATTAACAGAGATGATGATTGAACTGCACTTGTTCCATTACCTGTTAAAATTGCGTTTGCTGTATGTGTAACAGCACCTGTACCACCAAACTCTACAGCGATAAATTCTCCTGTTTGAAATTCGGCTAATCCTGTAGCGTTATTACTACCGTCAAATACTGTTCTGATTGGTGTTTTTGCTGTCATATCTTTTTATCCTATTTATATTTATAACCTTTCCTTCATTAAAATGCAAATAATTGAACGGGGGCTCCTATTGTTTGTCCACTTGAAAATGTGAAATTTGTAAATTTTCTATCTATATCATCTTTAAATATGAATGTTGTAGCAGCTGTAGCTAAACCACCTGAACGAGTAAAGAAATTTACAACTCTTTCTGATACTCCATCCTCACCCACAGCAGACAATTTTTTTGAACCTACTTTTGAACCTTCTGGTAAAGTTGCACCGTTGGCAGAAATTTCAATAGTTCCTGATCCGTCTGCACTAATTGTAGCACCATTTAAATCAATTGTATTTCCAGATAAGTATAGGTCTCTCCATCTTAATGATGTTGTTCCTAAATCATATGTAATATTTGTATCTGGTACAAAATGACTTCCTACCCTAGCATTAAACGTAACTGTATCACTTGAAGATGAACCAAAAGTTGGACTGTTAACTAATGCAATTGTTAATGTGTCACCACTAATTGTTGATGAAATACCTGAAGCACCCGCTACCTTTAAAGTATCGTTTCCTAATGTTATAGATGATGATGTAGAACTATCATCTACAATTGTAAGTGTGTCTGAAAAACTTGTTGATCCAGCTGATGTTATTCTACCTTGTTGATCTACAGTAAACGTGGGTATTTGTGATGATGAACCATAAGAACCTGGCGTTACTGCTGTGTCATCTAAGTCGATAGCAACTGCATCCGTTGAAACTGTTGTTGTAATTCCTGTATCACCTGTAACTGATAAAGTATCTCCTAAATCAATTGCGTGTGAACCACTATCGCCTGAAACTGTAATTGTTGAATATGTTAAATCAGAATTAGTTATTGTTCCTAACTTCATTGTAGAAACATCTGTACCGTCTGATAAAGTATATGGAAAATAATATGATTGTGATACTATATTATTTAATAATCCTGTGGGAGTTGTAACATCGTTACTATTTGTTAGGGGTAATGATGTTTCTGAACCATCATTTAATGTAAAAGGAACGTGCTTACCAATATTAAATTCAAATTCATTTCTCCAATTACTGCCATTGTAAGCAAGATAATGGCCGTTTCTTAAATCTGTTTCGGTAACATTAGTTAGATCACCTAAATCACCACCAGCACCACCAATTTCTTTGATTGTACCTGAGTCGTTAATATAAAGTTTTTTGGCGCTAGTATCTACAGCAACCTCACCACTTGTAATATTACTTGTGGTTGGTGTACTTGTACCTCTTTTGAGTTTTATAACTGTCGCCATAAATCAAATCTCCTAAAATTGACGACTAATTAAAATGTTCCGCCGTCTAAACTTGTTACCGTAACTGCTCCTGAACTGACTGTGAAATTGTCTGAACTGAAAGAAGCCACACCTTTATTTGAAGTTGTTGCTAATTCACCAGCAATGGTTAATGTTGTTCCTGAAATTGTTGCGTCAACACCTTCTCCTCCAGCAATTGCTATAGTTGCACCTAAATCAATTACACTTGTTGTTGAACTATCATCAGAAAAAGTAATTGTAGAATTAGATAATTTATTATTTGGTATTGATCCTGCTAATTTAGCGGCTGTAATAGAACCTGCTAACATGGCATCTGTAACACCCAATGCTTTAATTCTTATTGCGTCTGAACTTACTTCTATTGAACTGTCATCAACTTCAACATCAAGTTGGTTACCAGTTTTACTTAAAGCTGCACCAGCACTAATTTGACCTGCACCTGAAAACTGTTGAAATACAATATCAGTACTACCAAAAGTTGGTACGCCATTGTGAGTTGCAACATAACCGTTATCTGCGTTAGCAGTACCTTCTTCAACAAAGAAGAATGTTCCGCCAGTTAATTCAGCAGCTGTGTCTGCGTCTGGACTTCTTGTTAATACGAAAGCCGTAGAGCCATCACCTACTGTAGTTACTTTGTAGATACCGTTTTGTACTGCACTTGCCTGGTTCTTAATTAGAACTCTGTCATTTTGTACAGTAGCAACACCGTCAATTGTTAATGCACCGTTAGCGTCAGCAGTTAAAGTACCTGCACCGTTATTATATGTAACAGCCGCTAATGCACTTGCTGTAGCAAGTCTAACTGAATCTTTAACATCTAAACCATTTGCAACACTATCAACATATGCTTTTGTAGCTGCGTCTTGGTCACTTGTTGGATCTGTAACACTTGTAATTCTACTAGAGTTTACATCAACCGTACCAGTACCATTTGGATCTAAAACGATATTACCATTTGTATTAGTAGAGGTAACAGTATTACCATTTACATTTAAATTATCAACTGTTAACTCTGTTACACCTGCAATAGCAGTTGTAGTTGCACCTAATGTTAATGTAGATGAACCTAAAGTAATTGTAGAGTTTGTAAGAGATGAGTTAGCTATGTTTGCTAATGTGTTACTAGCAGCGTCAATAGTTTTATTTGTTAATGTTTGAGAGTCATCTAAATCTACCAATGTAGCGTCTGATACTGCACTATTAAATTCTGCAAAAGTACCTGTTATAGTATTATCTGTTAAGTCAATAGATTTATTTGTTAAAGTATCAGTAGTAGCTCTACCTACTAAAGTGTCTGAAGATGTTGGTAAAGTTATTGTACCTGAGTTAGTTATAGTTGAAATAACAGGAGTTGTTAATGTTTTATTAGTTAATGTTTCTGTACCAGTTGTTGATACTAAAGTAGCATCCTGTACAGCTGTATTAAACTCAGCAAAAGTACCTGTTATTGTATTTGAATCTAAATCAAGTGTTTTATTTGTAAGTGTATCAGTAGATGTTTCTGTAACAACATTTGAATCTAAGTTTACTGATAAAGTATCACCAGTAATAGCAGTTGTAATACCAGCACCACCTGTAATTTTAAGTGTGTCTGATAATAAACTAATTGTAGTTGCTGTAGAACTTTCATCAACAATTGTTAATGATGTAGCAACTGAAGCTTCACCAGCCGCTGTTAATCTACCTTGTTGGTCAACTGTAAATGTTGGTATTGCTGTAGCAGAACCATAAGAAGCAGGAGTAACTGCTGTGTCATCTAAATCAATCGAAATGTCATTATTAGAAACAGTTGTTGTAATACCTGTATCACCTGTAAATGTGATTGTTTCACCTGTGTTTACAGTATCGTTTGAACCTACATCAGCAGCTATAGAGAGAGTTTGTGTTACTGTGCTGAATGATAGGTTACCAGAACCATCTGTTTGTAAAAATTGTCCACTACTACCATCGCCGTTAGGGAGAACAAACGTTGTAGAAGTTGAAACGTTATTTGGTGATTTTAATGCTATAAAGTTTGAACCGTTATCAGTTCCTTCATTAAATTTAATTCCACCGCCTGCTGTTGTAGAGTTACCTACAAAAATTTCGTCTATTGCTTTGTTTGAGTCTACAAGTAAAGCTGAACTTGCTGTTAATGTTCCATTTACATGATCTAATTGATCTGTAAAATATTGTCCGCCGATAACTGTTATGTTATTAGCGTCACCGTTACCGTCAACTCCACCTTCACCTATAAAAATTCTATCACCTAGGTTACTTTGTGTGCCTGTACCATAAGTATAAGCTAATTCACCTAATTTAAGTGTTGATGGTGCCGCTGTTCCGGAACTTCTTTTTATCTGAATTATTGTTGACATTTATTTCTCCCTAAAAATTGCCACCGTTAAATACTAATGTTCCTGTAGTAGTATCTAACTCGTTTCTTGTTTTAAATTTATCTGAGGAGGCGTCATACTGTAATAATGCACCATCATCCAAAGTAGTAGAATCAACATCCGATAAATTTCTTAACTTAGACAATGTTACAGATACATTTGTGCTTGGCACTTGTACTGAAACTTGTTGTGGACCTGATGATGTTGAAGAGTTTATATTTGCTCTTAAACCACCAGTTTGATTAATTCTAGCTTTTACCATTAACTTCCTCTCTCTTTGTAATATTTATAACGAAAAGTATCTAAAGAAGAAACTAATTATACTCTTGGACTAACGGAAACAATACCTTCAATAACTCTCGTTACTGAACTATCAGCTGTTTTTACTATATAAACATCATAAACATATCTTGTATGTTCATCTAAAGCTGCTGTTTGATTTTCAGTTAATGATAATTCTATGACACCTGTTGTAGGGTCACTAGCAAGATTAGCTGTAAATGCAATCTTTGTAGAAGCGTTGTAACTTGTCGCCAAGTTAGCAAAGGTTGTATAGCCTGTTAAATCAACGGCATTTCCATCTGAATTAGTTACAGTTACATCTGAACTGAAACTTGTTCCTTGGTCTATTCTAAGATTTGCTACTGCCGCCATTGAATTGTTTTACACCTTCTTGTATTTTACCATTGTAATAATTAGTCAAAACTTCAATTTTTTCTAATTCAATTTCATGTCTTACTTTAGATTGTTGAATTTCTTGTCTAGCTGCAATAATATTTCTCAATTCTAAAGGCAGAGAATCTAAATCGTACTCTTTTTCATCTATTTTTATTTTATTTTTTACTTCATCAGCCATAATATACCTCACTTATAATTTAATTATTTACTTACTTTTTTAATTTGTTTTATTAGTTTATCTTTTGTTTGTCTTTTATCTAACTCAACACCAAGTTTTCTTCCTAGAACCTCTAGTTCACTTTTTGTTTTTTTCTTCAAGTCTGAAATTTTAATTTCAGGTTGTTTCTCTACTTTCTTTTTGAAAGGAGATAACATCTTTAAGAATTTTTTAATTTTATGCACCATTGTCAACTATTGTCCCGCCAGCTGCTGTAAATTCGTCAATCATGCCTAATGCAAGATGATCGCTTCCTAATTCTGCAACAAAAACGACATCATTTTCCAATGTTATTCTATAACCAGAATGAACTCCGTCTGTGTAAACTTTTTCACAAGTTTTCCAGAGAGCGCCTGAATGGTTATCTGTATAATTATTTCCTGTCATTTTTTACCTCTTAACACTATTTATATTATTGTCCCAAGTATCTGAAAGAAATAACCGCTGAATTGGCAGGAGCCACTCCAAAAGTTAAAGTTGTTCCAGAAATTGTGTAATCTGTTGTTGGTGTTTTTACTGCACCGTTCACCACTACCAACACATTATCAACTGTTCTATTTGCAGCTATTGTAAATGCTGTTGTAGAACCGTTACCTGTTGCTGAGTCGGATGAAAAGGTACTAGAACCTACAGAAGCTACTGTAAGTTTAGCACCTAAAAATATTATGAAACCTGATTGTCCATTTGTTGGCGCTGAACCGAATGTTATTGTGCTACCACCACCTGTTATGGTATAATCTGTCGTTGGCTGCTGAATAACATCATTGTAAAAAACTAAAATTGAGGATGGTGATGAAACAGCAAAATCTAATGCAAATTCTGTTGTCGAACCATTACCTGAAAATGTTTGTGATTCTAATGAACCAAACGCCGGTGATCTTCCTATGTAAGCCATTATATGTGTAAATACCTCACTATTATGTCTGCTGAATTGGCAGGAGCCGATCCAAAAGTTAAAGTTGTTCCAGAAATTGTGTAAGCATCTGTTGGTGTTTGATGTAAACCATTTACGAAAACCATTACATCGCTTTCTGTTCTACCATTTAAAATTGTAAATGCTGTTTGAGAACCGTTACCTGTAAATTGAACATATGAATTTGTTAAACCTGTTATTAGGTTTGCATGAGAAACTTTTTTTAATGCACCTGCTGATGTATCATAAATTAAAATCTGATCTGTTAGAGCAGGAGTACCACCCAATGCGTCATGGTCATTAATCATACTAGCGCTTAAAGAATTTTTTGATACTGAACCATCTGTAGGTCTAACTACCGATGTTGAATTGGCAGGATTTATAACATATATATCTGCACCACTAGCCGGCGCAGCTGAAAAAGTAATTCTTCTAATATTGCTTGATCCATCTCTACCTAAAGTGTATGCTTTACCAGAACCTGGCTCTTGTCTAATGTTATCTATATAAACCTCTAAATCATTTTCTCCACCATCTGCTGGAGCGTCTTTTGATAAATCAAATACTACAGTTGATCCATCTCCGGTAAAAGATTCTTTATCACTTAAACCTCTAAACTGATCTTGTGGTTCTATACCAATATACGGCATTATTTCTCCTGTTTATTTCTATACATCTTCTAATAAGGAAATAGTTGCGTCAACTGAATTAGATGTATTTGCTGATACTCTAATTATATCATTATTAGTACCATCACCTTGTACTACTAACTTGTTACCTTGCATTATTTCCAAAGAAGAACCGGCAGGAATACTCACATCCTTAGCTATGTAAACATCGTTAGTACCATCATAATTATCTAAAAACACACTTACTAAAACACCACTTGTTGTAGTATTAGCAAGAGTTATTCCGATAATTATAGACTCTTTCGCTGAACCACTTGACGGTACAGTATATAAAGCGTCAGCACTTGCACCAGTTGAGGTTGTGATATTTGCCTTTGTAAATCTTTTAAAATCGTTTGCCATTTTTTATTTTCCCTTAATATTTATAATCTATCCTAGAGCAATTGCCTGTGCTATAGCAAAAGGTTGTGTTGCAACAGGAACACTACCGATAGTTAAAGCGGCAGAGTCCAAACTTGTTAATCCAGAAATCGTACTAGCCAACGCAATAGTTAAAGTATCAGTTGCTGAAACTGTTGCTGTAATCTGATTTGAAGTGCCAGCAATAGTAAAAACATCACCAGAGTTAATCTGTTGAACTGTTGAGCTACTATCTCTAATAGTAAATGCCGTATCTACGGCAGCGTCTATTTCATTTATAGCACCAACAATACTTGAAGCACTTGTCGTTAAAGTACTTGGATCACCAATGTCTGTTTGCGACAAACTATTGATAGTCGTTCTTAACGTAGCTAAAGTATCTGATAATGCAATTGTTCTAGCAGCCATTACTTGTTAATTACCTCTTTTATCATTTGTTTAATTTCGTATAATTCACTTTTTAAATTATTTATCTCTTTTACCGCACTTCTTAATTCATCTTGTTGTGTTTGTCTTCTTTTAAAATTTTTAATATATAACTCAAATTCTGTTTTACTACTATTTACTACAGCACCAGTTTTTGTGTTTTTTACTAAACCATCATATCCTTCAACTTTTAATATTGACATATTATACTGCTAATGCTATAGCCCTCATATCTCTAATAACAGGTGGATATGCTGAAACATCTCCTGTCATAGTTATTTTAATTTGAAATGTAGTAAAATCATTAAGACCTGAAACTGAATATTTGTACTCTTTAAAAGTTGTATCATCTTCAGCAGGTGTTACTGCAACGTCTTCGCTACCATCTGAGTTAAATGCAATCCAAGATTTATCATCTATCTTTTGTTCGTCATCAGCTGCAATTGTTCTAAAGAAAACTTTTACATTTGAACTTGCTCTTACGTTTGAAGTAAGTCTAACGTCTAATGAAGTTGATAGATTTTCTAAAACAATTGACTTAGTTAAATACACAGCAGCTGTAGAAGTACCTGTACTTGCTGTATCAGCTATGAAGTCTGGTGTATTAGAAGAATTTGGATTATTTAATCTATTTTGAATTGTAAATGCACTCATTCTTTGAGTATCTAAAACAGGTGATATTTTTGTATTTGTAGTAGAGAACTCTAATATAGTCCACAAAGATTTATTGCCTGACATTTCATTTGTTTCATTAATTTCACTTGCAACGGTTTGAGGTGCCGTAAAGTAAATATTATCATTATTCACCACACCAATTTTATTTGTTGCACTTGTTAAACTAAATTCTGATTCACCACCGTGTACTGATTTACCAGTTGTAGGTCTAATGTAGTAATCAATTTCTGTACCAGGTAATTGCATTGTTTGAATACCTGCTAAGTTTAATATATCGTAATTTCTATTTTGTGTAGCAGTTACTACTGCACCACCAACATCACCTGTAGCATTTGCTGTGCCACTTGTTGTAATATCATAACTATCTAAAGTTATATTTGAAATACTTGTATATGTTCCGTTAATATCAGAGTGTGCAATACCATTGTAAGTACCTGAAGCCACACCTGCAATCGTAACATTGTTAGATGTACCGTGCATACCGTGGTTTGGATGGAAAACTCTAATTACACCTGAACTGTTAGTTGTTCTTAAAGGATTATTTTTAAGTGTTCTTGTTCCTAATGTATCGTTAGTTAGTGTAATTGTACCTGTTACATTTTCAAACTCAGCTCTCTTAACTTTAAATTTAATATCTTCATTTTGATCTGCTGTCCATGTTACACCATTTTGAGATTTAAAGAATACACCGGCATATGGTTGAGCAGATATTGTTCTACTAGAACCTAAATTAGTTTGACCCATTCTTGCAACATAAACATTGTAATCCTGTGTATTTGCCATAAGTACAAAAGCATACTCTGTATTTTCTTGTACATAAACTGGACTATCAAATGTAAATGTTGTTGCTACAGTACCGTCTGTACTTGTACTTACTTGATTTGGATTCAAAGTCTTTTCAGCAAAAGGTAATATTGATTGACCTGGATAACCATTTACAGTATTTCTAACTTGTAGAGTTACAGGAATATTACTATCTTTAGAACTGAAATAAATGTCTATTGATGTTAAGAAAACTCCACCCTCATCATCAATCATAAATGTTTCTGCAAGTGGATCGTGGTAACCAACTTGACGTGAAGCACCTCTTTGTACACTTGTTTGTACAACATTTTCAGTTTCATTTGTAGCTCTAAATTCTACAGCTGCTGTTCTTGTTGCGATAATTGTATTTTGTACTGTTTGTATAACACCTTTAGCAGTATAAGTTACATTACCAGCAGTATCAGGAGCTGATGTTAAATCATTTGTAGGTGAACTTGTTAATCTAAATACTCTTTCACCTGTTCTCCATCTTTTGTTTGAGCTAACTTTTGGATCAGGTATTGCAAAAGTACCTGATACAGCACCGTTAGCGTCTGTAACAATATTTCCACCTAAAGAACCACCTGTAGGTGTAACAAAATCTGATATTAATTCATTATCGAAATATGCATAAACTCTTGTGTTAGGTTTTAGTCTAGTAGCGTTAAATGTAAGTGTTCTACTTCTAATGAAAGGAGAAAATGCTAATGAAATTATTTTATCACCAACATTTTGATTTATTGTTTTTGGAACTAATACTTGTCTAATACCTGTTCTTGTTCTGGAACCTGTTCTTGTTGTAGTCTTAATATCTCTTTGCATTACTTTCCAACCGTGACCACCTCGTTCTTTGTAAGTTTCGGTTGAATTAGTTGATGATACACCAGTCCAATGGTTTTGCCATTCATTCCAAACTGTACCTATTTCTACAGATGTTAGATTTGGATTGCCTGAATTTTTTACTAAAGTGTCCCAACTTCCGTCATTATTATTAATAACTAACTCAGGAGCTCTTTCTGTTTCTTTCCACTCGTCTGATGGTGGAGTTAGAGCAATAGAACCAATCCAAGTAAATATACCAAATGGGTTTACGTTTACTGTTTTACTTGCATATGGTTGATCTATTAAAGTTTTTTCTGTGTAAGGTAAAGTAATTAGATCACCAGTTTTTTGGTAATTTGCAGCTGTTCTATCAGCGTCAACAATAGTTGTACCATCATCATCTCTTTCAATAAGTTGAACAGCATCCTCGTTAAATGTAGGACGCATTTCACCTCTAGCGTAATCTATAGCTACTTTGTAATCTCTGTTACCTGCGTCACCAATATTGTGACCTGTAAAGTTATCTACAATAAATCCATTTTTAAATCTATCGAAACCTTGTGAGTCTTGTATTTGTAGTGATTGAGCTGATTGTTCTAATAAAGAAAGTTGAGTATAGTATTCAACATTTTCTAATCTTCTCTCTAGTTTACCGATATCTCTCATTGTATATCTTCTATTATCAACTTGTTCAATACCTACTTCAGCAATATCTAATGTGTAAGACGGTAAAAATAAAGTGTATAAATGCATTGCATTATCTAATGAACCTGGTCTATCAGGTGATATAGAACTTGCGCCTTTTAATACTTTGAAATTACCTTCACTATCTAAGAAAATTTTATCAACACGTTGCAAATAAAATTCAAAATCAGCTGTTATGTTTGAACCAAACTTAACAACATCAACAACTGAGTTACCTGATCCGTCAAATGAACGATCTTGGTTACCTGAATTTATTGTACTTGCGTCATCAACTCTAGGTCTAAAATCTAAACAATCTCTTAATTCAAAAACTTGTCCTGATGTTACAGATGTGTAACTTGGAATATCTTCATACTCTACAACACCTGAATATGAGTCAACATCAAAATAATCTCCAGAACCGTGAGAGAAATAATCAAAGTTAACTAATAATCTACCAGTTGGCGTTACTTCACCAGTTTTTAAAGTAATTCTACCAATATCATAGAAGTTATCTCTTTGACCTGTATCTAAATCAAATCTATCTGTAACGTTTGTATGTGAAGTTGTAGCAGCTGTACTAAAGTCAGGTGCCATAAAGATACTATTAATTTTTTTAACGTCTGCCTTACCTAAACCTATAGTACCACTTTCGATTGTTGCCTGTGTTGAAACTGCAAGTGTTTCATTTTGGTTTAGAGTTTTTGATTTTGAGGTTGCTACACTTCTATTTATTGTAGCTAAAATTTTTACTGTGTGTCCTGCAAAGTTAGCACCAAAATCTAATGTCAAAGTTTTACCTGTTGGTGAACCTGCTAATGCAAATATAGGTTGTGATTCGTGGTTATTACCTGTTAAACTTAATACATCACCTACTGCACCTGTACCACCGGAACCTGTTGCTGTGATAGTTACATAAAAATCTCCTTCAGCCAAACCAGCAAATGTTTCATTTGTACCTGCTGTTAACTGAGATATACCGTCAGATGATAATGTATCAACAAACTGTCTTCTTACTGCAAAGTTTGTGTCTGATAGACCAGAGTTTGAAGCAGTTTTTAATGTTTTAATTGTTTCATATGGTAATTTAAATATAGATAGATTTTTTTCTGGTGATTGTAAGTTTGTTCTTCTTCTTGTTGCAATTGTTTTAGTTGACTTAGCAGCTGTAACACTTGATAACTGTAAACTTGTTGCTGATATAATTGCTTCAACAATTTTTGTTTCAGTATTACCACTATCGTTAGTAAATGAAATAGAATCACCTATTTTTAATTCGTCTTCAAATCTTGTATTGATACCTACAACGGCAGCTGAACCTGAAGCTACATCAATTGAACCTGTTAAAGTCGTATTGCTACCACTTGTAGAATCTAATGATGTGTCTGCTGTGTAAGTTACACTATCGCCACCACCTGGTTGACCAATTTGTTTTATATCAGGAGCGTCAAAAGTTGTAGAACCTTTTAAACCAACAGCGTCTGCTTGTATTACTGCTGTATTACTTGATGTGCCACCTGTTATTGTTTCTCCTGCGACAAATTCGCCAGAAACATTTGTTACTACTACAACACCATGTGCAGCTACACCACCAGATGTATAAGATGTAAAACCTGAACCATCAATTGATGTCGTACCGTCTGTGTCGTATAATTCAAATGTGTTTGTTGCTGGATTTCTTACAGTATAAACGTTACCATTTAATTCTGTCATACCACCAACACCTGTGATTGTAACTTGTTGTCCTTCTTTAAGTGTATGTGATGTCGCTGTAATAACTACAGGATTAGCTGCTGTTGCACCTGAAATTGTTTCGTCTGTGTCAGTTGAAATACTTTGAACAACACCTGTTGCACCTGAAGTACCACCTGTTACAACTTCACCTGTTGTAAATGCTTGTGACGTTTTAATATTTAAATGTGTAAATGTAGTTATGTCAAAAAGATAATGTTTATATACAGCAGTTGTAGCACTTGAATTTGCAAATATGCCAGTAGCTGTAGCTGAACCTGATGAATATTCAAAACCTTTTGTTTTTGCTCTACCTATTTGTGAAATACTGTTACCTGAACCAGCATTTTCTGTACCTCTAGTACCTGTAGCAACATTATATAAGTTTACGTTTGCAAAAGATTCAGAAGCACCTGAAACGAAACCTATATCAGGAGCACCAAATACTTTTGTAACATTTATAAAGTTACCAATATCAAATCTTGTTTTAAAATTAGCCTCTGTATCAAAATCTCTTGCCTTATCTATATTAACATAAGAGGTTGCAAGTTTTTCAATTTCATAACCTTTTACATAAGCTTTTCCTGGAGATAAACCAACTGCTAATTTAGCAGCGTCACCGCCATTTGCTGAAGTAAATATACCTCTTACAACGTCTGGATTTGAACTTGAAGAATTTTGTAGATGTTCTCTCACATCAATTTCAAAAGGTCTTACATAGTAGTCACCACTCTCGTCAAATGTTCTACGAGCAAAAGTATCTTCTATAACTGCATATTCAGTATTTCTTACTCTGTTTTGTAAAATACCTTCAGATAATCTAATCAACTCTATAAAGTTTGAGTCTTCGGTAGATGTTAATGTTTTTTTAGCTAATGTTAAATCTATTTTAAATCTGTGAGCACCTGGAGCATTTGCGTTAGATGAACCAGCTGCATTATCATTTAAAGCTTGATCGTCATTTGGTGTTACAAATGTTTCTGAAACTGTTAGACCAACTCTGTATGATGGATTGTTTGTGTATTTGTCAAGTATTACAGTTTGATTTGTTACTTGTACATGAAAACCATTTATGTAATAAACACCTTCTTGTACTTCAGCAGCTGAACCAGTAGCACATGATGATACAACAGCAGTTGATAAAGTTGAATCTGTAAATACGGCATTTATTGTTTCGCCGTTTGAGAATTTAATATCTGTATTATTTGTACCTGAACTAGTATATTTTACAAATAAAGTATCAGGATCAGTACCGTCTGTAGCAACTGCATTTATACAAGTAGCAGTAACACCAGATGTTCCACCTGTTAATGTAGCACCAATGTATAGTGAAATATCTGCTGTTGCTTTAGATGTAAGTTTTACAGCATAGTATTCTAAGTCATACCCGATTTCTCCAGGTATAATCATAGCACCTTTTTCAAACAGGTGATCTGATAATCTTTCTGTTTGGTTTTGTAAGATACTTTGTGCTTGTGTTAACTCTCTTGCCTGAACAGCAAATGCTGGTCTAAATAATATACGATGAAATTTCTTACTTTCAGTAAAATCATCATAATAAGGCGTGAGGTTAAAGTCAGTTGGACTTGGCATTTATTCCTCTCTAAAATTCAATAATTAATTTAACGTTTTCAGTTTGATCCGCAGCTCTTGTGATTGGCGCTCTGTTTTCTATATAGAGAACATCACCACTATCAGCGTCTAACTCTGCATTTGCATAGCCAGAAGAAAATGATATACTATCAACAGTACCAGATTGTGAAGTGTCTGGTGTAGCTGTAGCACTTGATGATTGACCTGTGATTACGTTTGCTCCTGAAAAAGCAGTTAAATTTCCGTTTGTGTCTATACCTTCATCGTTAAATCTTGTTTGTACATAATATAAAATTCTATTTGTAGAATCCCATTCAACAACTTTACCTACAGCACCTGTGGATGCCTGATTTATTTCTTCGTCAACAGTAAATGTTCCTGGTGTTGGTGATGAAGCAATTGCAATTGACTTAACAGCTCTTAAAGTTGTTACGCTTGCAGCTGAACCACCTGATAATGGATTTCTTATTAAAGCAACTCTTCTAAAATCGTTAGCAGTTGTAAAGTCACCTGTATTTGCTGATTCAGAACCTTCTAAGTTTGAATTTAACATTACAAAAAATCCACCTAATTCTTGTATTGCATTTTTACCGTGACCACCTTTTGGTTCTATAATACAATCTAATTCTGTTCCTGTTAAACTAGAAGCGCCTGCAGCCACAATGTCAGCTAACCTAATATAACCGTATGTGTAACCTGAACCTACATTTGTAACTGTTACGGCTGATACTGCACCTGAACTAACTGTTACAGAAACTTTACCACCTGATCCATCACCTCTAATATCAATATTTGTATGTGTACCGTCTGTACCACCTGAACCGGCAGTTTTAATTTTTACAATGTTTATTGCACCATCAACTGCGGCTGATGATACTGTTGAATCTGTTGAAACTGCCATAAAGTCAGTTGATAGGAAGTTTGCTTGTTGCGTAGCAGATAAAGAGTACATATATTTCCATTTGTAACCGTCACCTGTTGTTAAAATAGATGTTGATGTACCTGTTGGTTCTACTGTTGAATTTGCACCACCATTATTATCTAAACATTTGTAAACATTGTTTGAACTGTTTAAAACATAAAAAGTAGAATCCCATAAAGTAGAAGCACCACTAGTAGATGTTTGAGTAGTTGTTGTTCCTGTAATTCTGTTACCATAATCGTGTCTGTAGTAATCGTAAACTGTGCCAGTACTCCAATTTCTTCTTGCAATAACATTTGATACATCTGAGCTTGTAATTCTTTTAGCCGCTAGATAGTCATCGTAGGTATATAACTCTTCGGTAATTGAATCTGCTGGTGTTAAAGGTGCTATGTCTGAACCATGATTTTCTGTTCTTAAATCACCTCTAGTTTTTGTACCATTCGCAATAGGATTACCTATAGCAAGATAGTAAGTAGTAGCTGCAGCTTCAGAAAATGACTCTGTGAACTGGTCAGCGTTATGAATTCTAAATTTGTTTGTAATAATTGCTGGCATTTTTTCTTCCTATTTCAATATTTATAATGTTTTTTAAAGCTCCTTTATAACAATTTTCGCTGAGTTACTTGGTGCTGAACCAAATACAACATTTGTTCCAGATATAGTATAATCTGTAGTTTCTAATTTTAATAGACCATCAACAAATACCATAACATTTGTACTTATACTCGCACCGTCCATAGCGAAAGTAGTTGTTGAACCGTTAGCTGTATATACCTTTGTTGTTGAATCTTTATGTGATAAATTATGAATTTCAGCACCCATTAAAGAATCACTAGAACTTTGATAGTGTAAAATCTTTGGTGTATGTTCGTCAATCGTTATTTCAGTATATGCGCCTGAACTACCTGGTACTCCAGCAGTTGAAACGCCTGTTGTATAAGCAGTTGTTTTATCTTTATCTAAATAAAATCTTAAAGGATGGCCTGTGTTTGTGTTACCTTCTTGTTTAAATCTATGTAATCCTTTTTTTAATTTAAAGAAAGGAGCTTGTACAAGATTATTATTAAAAGTATCTGAACTACCTGAACCATAATGTGGATGATCTGCTGTTTTTGTTGTAACAGTTATGTCAATGTCTGTTCTATCTTCATGTGTATCACCTGTATAATTAGCACCTAGTAAAGGATTATTATTAAACACAGCATAACTACTCATACTTAAATCTGTTACTGTACTTAAAGAGGAACCTGTTATTGTAGCACCTGTAATAGTCGGTGCTGTTAATACTTTATTAGTTAAAGTTTCAGAACCTGTCAATGAAACAAAACTGTCGCCTTGTAAAGCAGTATTAAATTCTGTCAAAGTACCTGTGATAGTATTACTTCCTAAATCAATTGTTTTAGTTGTAAGGGTATCTGTAGATGTTCTAGCAACTAAAGTATCTGTACCTGACGGTATCGTAACCGTACCACCATTTGTGATTGAAGCAATAGTTGGAGTTGTTAAAGTTTTGTTTGTTAAAGTATCTGTAGTAGCTCTTCCAACAATAGTATCTGTACCAGTTGGAAATGTTAAATCAGATAAGGTTGTACCATCACCTAATTTAGTATAAATTTCGTTAAAGTTATCATTAATTAAATCACCACCAGCTCGTATTGTAGAACCTGAACCGTCATTTGCTGAAGAACCGATATTAATTGTTTGTTTTGCCATTTTTTATCTCTTAATCTTTAATATTTATAATGCTTTATGGTGTAGTTGCGTCAAATTTCTTAGTTGTAGTATCGAATGTTGTAGTAGTTATATCGAATGTGAATACATCACCACTTATTGTAACTATTGAAGGATGAGCAATGTATGTCTTTAAATTGTCATGGTTTTCGTAATCTGACATTTGAAACCTATCACCATTTAAACTGCTATTTAATCCTATAATTCTATGATCGTCCCAAGCTGCAAAAGTTGGTGGCATAACGTAAGTACCATTTGTCGAAACCGCAGCTGTTGAGTTATCTGGATGATTACCTGAATATATGTTTGAGGCACTAAATGGATTATTGTAAATATCCAAAGATTTTAATCTAGGTCCAGCATATGCAAAACCAAATTTATATTGTTCACCTCTAAATTCAATAGGCACTAAATTTTGCATTTGAATATTCATTTTGTGAACTAGAGTTAAATCTCTAGTACCTGCTGTAAAGTGTTCGTCTGTTGTAGCATCAAAATCTGGATCTACACCTAAATGTGCATTTGTTCTCAATGTTGTACCATCATCTTCCGTTCCTAATCTTCTACCAAATATTGTAGAGAATAGAGTATTGATAATATTGAAGATAGGACTTTCTTCTAATCCTGATGATATACCTTTTACACTTGTTGCTATCTGAGCACTTATTCTACTTTCAATGTTAACTTGACCTGTAAAATAAAAACCAGCTGAGTGCATAGTCTTTTTAAAGCTATCTCGCCAGTCATTAATAGTACGACCAACTTTTATGATATAAGAAAAGTCCTGATACAATAAACTATCTTGTATTTTCATTGTAGTTTCTGAAATATGACCATCTTGGTTTAAGAAACTACCAAAAGTATCTGCAACTGTACCAATAGTCATAGTTGCTGTACTTTGGTCAACTTGAATAGTTGTAGCTGTTGCTGAGTTTGATGATGTAATTGTACTATCATTAGCAAAAACACCAGTAGCGTCTTTTACTTTTAAAATTTGTGTTGAAGAATTATAAGTTACTATTTCGGCAGTAACAACAGATGAGTCTGCTGACAATCCTGTAATTGTATCACCTGCTATAAAACTACCACTCAAATCTCTTATTAATATGTAAGCAGGTAAACTTAAAGTAGGAGGCGATGGACTATTTTGATAACCTACACCAGATTCAATTATTTTTAATTCTTGTACTTTACCAATTTCTGTTCCGTATGCAAAGACAGTAGCGTTTGAACCGTTAGTATCATCAACTGTAACTACAGGCAATGATTGATAGTTTGAACCTTGATTAATTATTCTTAGGTCTGTTATATCACCTGCACCAGATTCTTGTACAATTTTATTTCCTGTGTAAGAATCACCTCTTACAGTTTCATCTTCTAAAACGATATGATCTTCGGTTGATGATGTACTTGTTTCAATTGTAAAACCACCATTGACAACTGCAACTTTGGCCTCAGCAGAACCTCCACCTGTACCTGTATTATTAAATACTAAATCATCACCGATTTTATAATTTGTTCCACCATCATCTACATAAAGATGATTAATTGATCCTCTACCAACTGTATCTACTTGAACTACAGCACCCTCACCACCAGCTGTTAACGATACTAAATCGTTTACTTGATAGTTTGCACCGTCATTTGTTAGTGTAATAGAATCTGGAATACCTGTTAAATTAGCTTTTATATAAACATCTGAATCGTCTGATATTGTTCCTCTAATTTCTTCACCTGTAGTAAACGTACCTTGGATACTTTCTGCATTTAAAATAAATTCAGTAACTTCATTTGCACCAATTTGAAATTTAAATACGTTTTCTATTATAGCAGTTGCTTTGGAAGTTTGTCCCTCAATTGTTCTACCAACTAAAGTACTTGTATCACCTTTCGTAGCAATACATCTAACTATTTTATTTGTATTCCATTTACCATCAGAGGTTTTTAATAACTGTTCTCTTGGATAGATTGTTTCTGATTCTAATCCAAATAATAATCTAAAAAATACTTCATGTCCTCTATTAGTACCTTTTGTTCTATAAAGTGATTTGATATTTTTAATTAAATTTCTCTTATCAACATTATCATCTAAATTTTCTGGTAATGTATTTAAAAATTCATTTCTGAATTTAGTTAAGAAATTAGAAATAACCTTATCTGGATCTTTAAAAGCTAAAAGTTGTTGAATGGTCTCTACAGGATTTGGTCTGTAATTATTAATGACAGCACTTGCGTTTGATGAAGCACCTAAAATAGTTTCATCTATTATAAATTTGTTTTGTGATGATATGTACAATCTACCATTATCTAAGTCTTCAACTAAAACAGTAGCAGTTGCACCTGAAGTTTGACCTGTTACAGTTTCACCTCTTGTAAATTTACCAAATGCTGATGATTCTAAAATTACTTTATCACCTGAATCTAATTGTGTAATATCTGTATCAATACGAGAGCCATCCAGTATTAAAGAATTTTCTTGGTTAGTTTCTGTTTCTAATAAAATACCTTCAGTAGTCTGTACACTTGTTACAGAAATCTCTGCTGATTCCATAAAAGTATAATACGATTTTAGAAACTCTAAAAATTTAGGATGATCTTCAAGTACAAATTCAGGTACTTGTTTATCTAAGAGATTGGATATTTTATCAGTAAATTTTGCCATCTGATATTATCTCCTAATAACTACTTGATGTCGTATAACCTACACCTGCGTCAGCAGAACCTCCAATGAAAGTGTCTGCTTCAACTGTTATTATTGAATTAGCTGTATCTATATTTAAAATTTGGTCTCTAACAGGTACTACGTCATTTGATTGTGGTATAACTGTCAACTCTATGACCGTTGAAGCTGCACCTCTAATATTTTCTATAGACGCAACATTTAAAGAGTTAAGTGTTACTTGACCTGTTGCATAACTAATTGTACCTTGTGTGTTGTTAGCATAAATTCTGATAGAACCTGATAAACTGTATCGTCTAACATTTCCTTGACCATCATCATCTAAGAAAAATATTGTAGATGTATCACCATCAACTTTAAAACCTGTTGAACTTAAAATACCACCAGCACTTGCATTATGACCTGAATGAGGATTATATAATGCGTTTCTAAAATAAATGTCATATCTTGTTGAAGCATTTAGTGTTGGTGTTAAAGCTTTTCTAATTTTGATAGTTGTAATATTTGAAACAATACTGGCGTCTGCTGAATCAATTAAAGATGAAACTTTTGAAAATCTAAAAAGACCATCAAATTGTTGTAAAGTATTTGTATTGTAAGTTGCTAAAGAAGTAAGAACATTTGATTTTAGAGTAGCTGATGTTTTAGTAGTTAATTTTTCATCGTACTTAACATTACTTGTCAATAATATATCTGTTGTTTCTGCGTCAACTATTTGTGGAGAAACAGAGGCAACGTTATATTTTTTTAATTGTGTTTTAATACTTTCTTTAGTAATATTTGTTAAAGTAGAACCTGATTGAGGATTTATTGCAATCTTAACAACGCCGTAAACAGGATTTTCATCGTCTTCACCACCCCATGCACTTACTGATCTTGCATTAGGATAAATTGTTTTTACTATTGTTTCGTAATCTGAAGTTGTTACAGCTCTATCTTGTGCTGAATAACTTAATGGCGCATTAAATCTAATTGATTCTTTTGATTGTGCCTCAGCACCACCTTGTGCATTTGAATTTGTTGTTATAGATACGTTTGAAAAACCACCAATATCACCAGACAATTCAAAAGTAGAAGCACCATTAGCTTCAACTGAATTACTTACAATATACTCTAAAGTTATTATGTTACCGTCATCTAATTTTTTACCAATTACATTATCACCAAAGTAAACTTCAAATTTACCTTCGTCTGTTTCTTGTAAAAAATAAACTTTTGATGTACTTGAAACAGATGTAACACCTGTTGCTAAAACGTAAGTGTTTGTAGTTGTATCAGTTATAGAATTTTGTACAGTTACTTTTAAAGTTGTTGTATCTGCTCTGTTACTTGGTATAGTAAATTTTTGGTCTGGATCATTAGCGTCATTTGTATATTTAAAATTAACTAAAGTACCTTCGTAAATTTTTAAGTTTTCAAATTTATATACACCATCGATAGGAGAAATTGAAACTGATTCATTATTTAAAAATTGATATGAAGTATTATTAATTGTAGTAGTAAAAACTGTACCCTTAGGAATTGTAACAGTTGAACCTGTTGCGTTGTTTACTTGTACAGTTATGTCTGCTACTGATGTTCTAAGAGATGTTGGTGTATATCCTAACATCTTAGCTAATGATACAATATTTTTTCTTATGTCAGCACTATCTAAATATGTTTCATTAACCAACATATTAGCATTGAAACCAAGATAGTGTGTATTGTAAGCTAGTGTGTCTAATAGAATTGAAAAACCAGAACCTTCAAAATCATAATCTTGGAACTCTGATTGACCTTGTAAAAATATTTTTAAATTTGATTTGATATTATCAAAATCAAAATCGGATACTGTTAGTTTATTAGACGCCATTTACTTACCTAATTCTTTGTAGTGTTGTTGTAACAGAAACCGGATTTGGTAAATTCAACACATAAAAATTTACTACTATGTCTATTCCGTTTCTATCAGGTTGTTCATTTACACCGATAGATGTAACGTTTGCTCTTGGCTCAAAATTAGTTAATACTTCTTCAATCTTTCTTCTAATAAAAATACCAGTCATTGGTGTAAAGTTTTCAAATAACATATCTCTAACACCACAACCTAATTCTGGATGAAAAGGTCTTTCATAGAATTGAGTATTAATTAAATTCTTAACACTACGCTTTACAGCTTCAACATCTTCTATCTTTACTACATCATTTGTAACAGGATGTCTTGTAAAGTCTAAGTCAAGGTCTACATAAGACCTAACAGACCTTTTACTTTTATTAGTGTTAGAAGCGTCATAGTTTGCCATATTAGTAATATTTATAATGATATTACAAATTATCCTGCAAAAACATTACCAGAACCGGTAGCAGCTGAGTTAGGTATCCATGAACCATGTCCACCTGTTCCGTCACCTTGTCTATGTACACCCTTACCGTTTACAAATACAGTTGATGAAGCACCAACAGCAGGATCACCACATGAAGTAGTGTCACCTTTTCTAATAGTATTAGCGCCATTAGTAATTACATTTGTAGAACCACCTGTATAAGATGTTTTATGAAAAGGGTTTGGTGTAGGACTAGCATGACCTACATGACTGTCTGTTCCTGATCTAACAATACCTGGCATTTTTATCTAGCCAATTTCTCTTTTAATGCTAATCTTCGTTTTTCTTGTAAAATTGATTGTCTTAATTTTCTACCAATTGGTATCATAATAGAATGACACATCTCTTTACCTTTTTTACTGATATATTCAACGCTGATTTCTCTATCCTTAAAATCGCCTTGTACAGCTCTTACTGCTTTCTTTAAACTTATGTCTTCTTTTTCTTTTTCAACGCCTTCAGCGTTCCAAAACTTAAATATTCTCATTTTTGGCATAATTAACTTTCTATATTATATTTTTCTTCGTCAATATACGAATCGCAACGACAATGACTACAACAAAGTATTAAAATGTTCTTATTATC